CTATGCGTTGCGGTGTTGATGGATGGCTTCGTAGCGCTCGGCACAGGCAGGCCCACAGAACAGCCTGGCCGGATCGTTGTCGAAGTCTTCGCTGCAGTCCGGGTTGTGGCATTCCCCAATGGGCGTGAGAGGGGCAACAGTGCGGGCCCGCGTTGCGTGCTGGGCCAATGCGTGTTGCAGATGGCGCGCTTCCAGTTCCTGCGCTTCGTCGATGGTGTCCGTCATGCAGGCTGTATTTTATCGGGGGGTAGTCGCACCGATTGAGAACGCATCAACGGCGTTGGATGAGTCGCTCCCGGCATTGGTTCGGCGTTTGTGGTTGCAGTGGATTTCAGGCATGCAGGCTCCTTGTGCATGGGCGCCCGGAAGGGCGGAAGGCGAGTCGGAAGGCCGTATCTGACGGCAACGGCATCATCGGAAAAACGGTTCTCGCCAACTGCGACACGCCGCCGCAGAAGCGACAATCTGCGAAAGTCATCGCAGATCCTCATGACACCCGGCCGCACTGTCGGGATCAGGGATGCAAGGTGTCGTAAGGTGTTGCAAAAGAGAGGTCATTCCGACACCATGGCCGCATCACCGCCTCCCCTCTGCGGCTGACCCTGCCGCGTCGGCCGGTCGCCACGTGCACTGCGCCCGGCATGAATCACGCTGCGCATCGACAGGCTGCGGTGAACCGGACCACGCTTCAAGGGGCTTCGCCGAATGCACACATCGCACCCAGCGCAGGACGTCGTTCCTGCGTTCCTGCAGGTCATGCACGCACACGGCATCGTGCCGGACGCACGCGGCCGCGAGGCACTCAATGCCGACGGCACACTGGTGCGCTTCCATGTGCAGGGTGATCGCCCCGGCACACGCAATGGGTGGGCCGTATTGTTCGGCGACCAGGTGCCGGCAGGCGAGTTCGGCAGCTGGCGCACCGGCACCCGTCATGCCTGGTGCGCGAAGTCACCCGGCACGCTCAGCGCCGCCGAACAGCGCGCCATCCGCCACCGCCAGGAGGCGGCCCGTGCCGAACGCGAGCAGCAGCAGCGCGAGCGCGAGGAGGCCGCCGCCAAGGCCGCCAATGTCCTGTGGAACCGCGCCGTACCGGCGGACGGCAGCCATCCCTATCTGGTGCGCAAGGGCATCCCTGCGCATGGCCTGCGCGTGGCGCCGTGGCCGGTACGCAACAGCGACGGCCTGGTCTTCCGCCACATCGACAACGCGCTGCTGGTGCCGGTGATGAACGCTGCCGGTCGGATCGTTTCGCTGCAGGCGATCTTTCCGCGCATGGAACCCGCACTGGGACGCGACAAGGACTTCCTGTCCGGTGGCCGCAAACAGGGGTGTTTTCACGTCATCGGCAAACCGCTCGCTGCACAGCCGATCGCCATCGCCGAGGGCTATGCCACCGCCGCCTCCATCCATCAGGCCACCGGTTGGTGCGTGGTGGTCGCCTGGGATGCCGGCAACCTCGCCGCAGTCGCCCGCGCCTGGCGCGGCGCCGTGCCCGATGGTGTGTTCGTGCTCTGCGCGGACAACGATCAATGGACCCGGCAACCCGTGGACAATCCCGGCGTCACCCAGGCAACGCGCGCCGCTGCGGAGATCGATGCACGCGTGGCATGGCCCGAGTTCTCCGCAGTGCACGGTGACAGTGACCGCCCCACCGACTTCAACGACCTGCATCTGCGCGAAGGGCTGGAGACGGTCCGCGCCCAGCTCCTGCCACCGCCAGCCGCCGTGGTGGAAGATGACACGGCCGGCGACGTCGCACCTTCGGCAGCCAGCGCGAGCTATCAGGTGCCTGGCAACCTGTCCGCATTCGATGCCTTCACGCCCTTTCCCGATACCAGCACGCGCGGCCGCCCATTGCCCACAGCGCGCAATCTGGCCGAACTGTGCCGGCGCACCGGCGTGACCGTGCGCTACAACGTCATCCGCAAGGACCTGGAGATCCTGGTGCCGGGCCTGCAGAGCACGGTGGACAATGCCAAGGAAGTGGCTGCCGGTGAAGTGATGGACTGCATGCACCGCGCTGGCATGACCACCGCCAGCTTCGAAACCAACCTGTGCCAGGTGGCCGAAGCCAACCCCTACAATCCGGTCGCCAGCTGGATCACCTCACGCCCGTGGGATGGCCAGTCCCGCCTGCAGGCCTTCTTCGATACGGTGCAGGAAGCGCAGCCCACCCGCATGGCCGACGGGCGCATCCTGAAGGAAGTACTGATGCGACGCTGGCTGGTCTCCGGCGTGGCGGCGGCCTTTGAACCGGATGGCGTGGTGGCGCGGGGTGTGCTGACGTTCGTCTCGAAGCAGAATCTGGGCAAGACACGCTGGGCCCGGCAGCTGGCACCGCCGGAACTGCAGCTGATCGCCGACGGCGTGGTGCTCGATCCGGCCAACAAGGACAGCGTCAAGCAGGTCATCTCCAAGTGGATCGTCGAACTGGGTGAAGTGGATGCCACCTTCCGCCGCACCGATATCGCCGCGCTGAAATCGTTCATCTCGCGCAGCCATGATGAGATCCGCCGTCCATACGCGCGCAACGAGTCGCGCTACGCGCGCCGGACCATCCTGTTTGCCAGTGTCAATGACGAGCGCTTCCTGCGCGACGCGACCGGCAACACGCGCTGGTGGACCGTGCATGCCGTGGCACTGGGCGAACCGGCGCGCATCGACATGCAGCAGGTGTGGTCCGAGGCCCATGCGCTGTACCGCAACGGCGAGACCTGGCACCTGTCCGGTGAGGAGCTGGATGCGCTGAATGCCACCAACAGCGAGCACGAACCGATCTCGCCGATTGCCGAACTGATCGACCGCCGCTTCGACTGGTCGCTGCCCACCGAGCACTGGAACGCACACTACCGCGCCACCGAGATCGTCATTGCCGCAGGCATCGACAAGCCGAACCGCCGCGATGTCAACGAGGCGGCCGCCTATGTGGTCAAGCGCCATGGCGTACGCACCCGCGTGGTCGGCAAGGAGCGGGCCAAGGTCTGGCTGATGCCGCCCCGCAGGCTCACCCTCGGCGAGCAGGCGGCAGGCCCGTTCTAGAGCCACGTTCCCCCCGGGGTGCACGAGAAGTGCATTGGCGGGGACCACCACCCGGCGGCACGATTCGATATGCAAGTAGATGAAAGGTGTTGACTAGGGAGGCCCGTGAAGGCAAGATGCCTATCTCGGCCACGCCACCTTCCAGGAGCGCTTCCGTCATGCCTCGTCCCCAACTGCATGCCTTCGAAGGCGAACAGCTGACCGTGCGGCAGATCCACCAGCGGGTACCGGTGCTGTCCGAACGGACCATCCGCGACCACCTTGCCGCTGGCCGTCGTACCCGCACCGCCATGCTCTGCTTTGACCCTGTCGCGGCCGCCGCCCGCGGGGGACGCATCACCCAGCGCCTGCTGCGCGCGCGCGGTGCTGGCGGTCGCGATTCCTGACCCATCGCCGGCTGCCACCTTTTTCCAGGAGTAGATTCCGCATGATTCCCGCCTCCCTCGACAGTGGCCATCGCATGATCGCCGACACCCTGGCCGCATTCCGTGCCGGCCCCGCCCTGGGCCGCACGCAGCTGCGGCCTGCCCCGCAGGCGGTGGGCCCGCTCTACATCGGCATCGCCGGCGCCAAGCATGCGGGCAAGGACGCCCTGGCCAATGGACTGGCCTCGGCACTGGCGCTGCCCTGCGACAGCTTTGCGGCACCGCTGCGGGCGCTGGCTGAGCTCATCCCTCAGCAGTTGATGCAGAGCGCCGGCACCGGATCGGGGTGTGATTGCAACCTCCCCGAGCTGCGGGTGCGCTCGTTGTTCGCACGCCTGCCTGCAGGCGGACTGGTGCCGGATGTGCGCTTGGCCGATGAAGCCCGCGCGATCCGCCGCCGTGGCGGTGTCGTGATCCGCGTCAGCCGTCCGGGCCATGCCAGCGAACAGGCCTTGCCGGACCATCTGGTCGACATCGAAGTAAACAATGACGGCACCCCGGCCGATCTGGTGCGCAGGACGCTGGACCAGCTGCTGTCGCGCGGCGTGATCTGAACGCGGCACGGGGCCGTGTGATCTCTCTTCCCACTCATCCGAGCGCAGGTCGTGGCCCATCATCGGCGAAAATGATGTAAGGTCGCCTCATCACCGACGACACCTGTCGTCACCCTGCATCCCCCACCCATTTTCGCAGAGAGGAAACGCCATGGAGGTCGAACAGTTCGCGTCGACGCGCCTGAAGGCCATCGAATTGTTCAAGTCCCAGCCCAAGGGTGGCAAGGACATCGTGAGCCTGGATGCGATCTTCATCTCGCTGTGCTCGCAGGCCTGCGCCCAGGCGGGCGATGGCAGCACGACGCAGGCCCGTACCGTGGCCCGGCCCGGCAGGCAGCAGCCGCCCGCACCGTGGTTCACCGAAACCCTGGCCGCCCTGAAGGGCAAGGGTGAATCGATCACGGTGGCGCGCTTCCTGATGTTCGCCAACCGCTTTCCGGTCAAGCGCATGGACCAGGTCAACGCGGCGCGCTGGTTGCGCGACGCCGGCTACATCCCACGCAAGACCGGCGGCAACCTGGTGTTCGACCTTTGACCCAGCCCCACCTGCAATCCTGAAGCCCCGGCATCGTCCGGGGCTTTTTCGTTTCCGGGCCTGCGCCCGTGCATGAGGACGAGCTGCGGGGGGCCATCCTCACCCCATCCCCACCGCGTTCCCTTGACCTGCCTCTGTTTCCCCGGGGTGAGGACAGCGAGTACAGGATTACGGAAAACAACCGCAGCAATGGCCGCCCGGCAGCAACCGTTGCAGGCATCCGCAGCGTACTCCTCACCTGTGCTCAGGCTCATTGAATGCCTTCAGCACATCGCACCGAAAGTAGATGAAAGGTGTTGACCGAGAGGGCGGGATGGCAACAGTGGAGATCAATGCCACTGACGACACCCCTCATGAACGCCCTGCCCGACAGCATCCAGACCCTCGCCGAGGTCATCGGCGAATCCGCGGCCCTCACGCTGGTGCGTGCGTGGCCGCCGACCACCTCCAGCACCACCGGCCGCCACCGCGTCATCGTCTACGTTCCATCCACCCTGCCCGACCAGCATCGCCTGATCGACATCCTCGGCCGCGACGTCGCCCAGCGGCTGGTCGCGCACTTCGGTGGCGAGCTGCTGTTCCTGGCGTCCTGCTTCGCCGCCGGGGCGCATCAGCGCCGCGAACAGATCGCACATGCCGTCGCCAGCGGCATGCCACGCGACCACGTCGCGCGTGAATTCGGCGTCTCGCAGACCACCATCAAGCGCGCCCTGCGTGGCGCCCGCTCCACGCCACCGCCGGCGGTGCACCCGGCCCTGCTGAAGGGATACGCACGCGCATGAACGAGAGCGATCTGCTGGCCGGCCTGCCGGACTGGGCCAAGTACCTGGGCGGTACCTCCGGCGTATTGATCGCGGTGTCGCTGTGGCTGCGCCAATGGCTGTCGTCGGCCAAGGTCGACCGCACCGCCGATGAAGCCACCAGCAACACCCTGCGCACCCTGCAGGAGCAGCTCGCCGCCGAGCGCACCCGCGCCGATGGCCTGATGCACGAACGCGAGGCGATGGCGCAGGAGATCGGGCAACTGCGTGGCGAGGTCAACGCCCTGCGTGCACAGATCGCCCAGCAGAGCGTGCAGATAGACGCGCTGCTGGCACTGGTGCGCAAGCAGCCGGAGGCGGCCGCATGACCGCCGCCGCAGCCAGCGCCCTCGGCGGTGCCAACGTGGCCGCGTTCCTCGACATGCTGGCGGTGTCCGAGGGTACCGACATTCCCGGCCAGCGCTCACGTGACCGCGGCTACGACGTGATCGTCGGCGGCCAGCTGTTCGAAACCTACCGCGACCATCCCCGCGTCCTGGTGTCTCTGCCGCGCTATGGCATCAAATCCAGCGCCGCCGGCCGCTACCAGTTCCTGCGCAGTACCTGGGATGACCTGCGCGCACGCCTGGGCCTGCCCGACTTCGGCCCGGTCTCGCAGGATCGCGCCGCGGTCGCCCTGCTCAAGCAATGCGGTGCCTACGAGCTGGTCCGGCTGGGACGATTCGACGCCGCCGTCAGCGCAGCACGGCGCATCTGGGCATCGCTGCCGGGCGCCGGGTATGGGCAGAAGGAACACACACTGGAGACGCTGCGCGCTGCCTATCGCGCCGCGGGTGGAGCCCTGGCATGACCCCACTCGCGCTGAGGCTGCGCGTCGGCCTGCTGCTGCTCGTCGGCAGCCATGCCGGCTGCGCCTGGTTGGGGTGGACCCTGCGGGACCGCAGCGCGGACCTGGCCGTTGCCAGCGCCCAGGCCGCGCAGCAGGCATCCCGCGCTGATACGGCGCTGGCCGCACATCAGCAGGACCTCGCCAATGCCCGGGCCGGCGCCCGGGCCGAATCACAGCGCCTGGCCACGCAGGCCGAGCGCACCCAGCAGTTCAACGCCCTGCAACGGGACATCGACACCCATGCCAAGACTCCTGGCCGCGATCGCGGCGACGCTGATGCTGAGTTCGTGCGCATCTGGCGCGAAGCCAACGCCGGCCATGCCCTGCCACGTTGACCTCAGCATCGCACCGGCACAGTTGCAGACACCCCCTGAGCTGCCGGACCTGCAGGGCGCCGACGACGATGCGCTGCTGCGCAACCACGTCGCCGTCGCGCGCCGATACCACGAACTCGCCGATCAGCTGCGGGCGCTGTTGTGCAGCCTTGGCAACCAGCGCGGTTTCACCATCAACGGTGCGTTGCCGGTCGCGCCTGCCAGCTGCGGCACTGCAGCCGGCGCCAGCAGGACCCTGCCCTGACCCCGCCGCTCGCGGTCACGCCTGCAATGCCGCCCACCTCCGGTGATGGCAACACTGGCTGCAGACCGCATGGGCCGCACCGGCCCTGCCCTCCTTCCATTCACTGCATGAGCTGACATGGCGACCGATTCCCCACCTCCGACGCTCGACGCGCTGCACAGCGCCATCGAAACCGCGATACGCGCGCACTTCCCGGGCCTTGCCACCGTTGCGTTCTATCGGGAATCCAGCACGGACAACATGCCCATGCCGGCCTGCCTGCTGGCCATGACCCGTTGTGATCGCAACAAGGAAAACAGCGACGGCAGCGGCCTGCTGCACGCCCTGCTGCGCTTCGAGGCACGCATTGTCGTAGCGGCCAATGCCGATGCAGCGCTGCAGGTACGCAATGCCGCCGTCGCCCTGGCAACCTGGCTGCACCAGCTCGGCCGCTTCCCCGGGGCCGCCAGCGGCGCCATCGATGTGATCGCCGCGTTGCCCGAAGACGTTGCGACGGCACAGCCTGGTCTCCGCAGCTGGGTGGTCGAGTGGTCGCTGCCGATCGCCCTGGGCAGCAACGCGTGGGAGGACACCGGCGGCGTGGTGCCGCAGGCCTTCTACAGCTTCGCGCCCGAGATCGGCCGCGCCCATGAGCCACGCTACCAGCCACTGCCGGAGCACGCGCCATGAGCGCCGAGCACGCACGGCTCATCGGCAACCTGTTGATGATCGGCGTCGTGCGCGAGCTCGACGAAGGCGCAGCGCGCGTACGCGTCGATGCCGACGGCATGCTCACCGACTGGATTCCCTGGCTGGAGCGACGGGCCGGGCCGGGCGCGCGCAGCTGGTGTGCTCCCGAACCGGGCGAGCAGGTGGTGCTGGCCTGTCCCTATGGCGACCCGGGCCAGGCGCTGGTGCTGGGCAGCCTGTACCAGGACCGCTTTGCCGCACCAGCCGACTCGCGCTTGCGGCAGCGTACCCAGTACGCCGACGGCAGCATCGTCGAGTACGACCAGGAAACCACCACGCTCAGCGTCAACGTCGGCAACGGCAAGGTCATCGTGACCTGTGCAAGCGCGCAGGTGATCGCCAGTGAATCGGTGCTGCTCGATACACCGTCGATCAAGGCCACCGGCGACCTGGACGTGACAGGTGCGATCACCGCCGGCAAGGACATCAGCACCCCGGCGGAGATCAAGGCCGGCGCCATCGGCCTGAAGGCACACAAGCACACCGCGCAGGGCCCCACCGCCCCGACCACGCCGGCCCAGGCCTGACCGGCCACGCCTGCAATGCCCTCAAAACCTGCACTCCACGACGATAGAGACCATGCGAGGAATCGACGCCAACACCGGCAAATCCCTGGATGGGCTGGCCCATCTGCACCAGTCCGTGCGTGACATTCTCACCACGCCCCTTGGCTCCCGTGTACTGCGCCGCGAGTACGGCTCACGCGTGTTCGAACTGATCGATGCGCCCACCAATCGCTCGCTGCGCATGGACCTGATTGCCGCCACCGTCGACGCCCTGGCGCGATGGGAACCGCGGCTCCACGTCGAGAACGTCGACGTCTCCCTCCCCGCCCCCGGCGTGATGATCCTGGCAGTGACCGGGATCCACCTGCCGGACGGCGAGGCCATCACCATCGAAGGAATCGAGGTTCGCTAACCGTGGCATCCGGCTCGTTCACCAGTGTCAATCTGTCCCAGCTGCCTGCACCGGCGGTCATCGAAGTGCTCGATTTCGAAGCCATGTTCGATGAATCGCTGACCGCGCTGCAGGCCCTGGATCCCACCTTCGACGCGCTGCTGCCGTCGGACCCTGCTTTCAAGATCCTGGAGGTCTGCACCTACCTGCGCCTGCTCGACCGCCAGCGCGTCAACGACGCCGCGCGTGGCGTGATGCTGGCCTACGCGGTCGGCAGTGACCTGGACCATCTCGCTGCGATCTTCGGCATCGCCCGCCAGGTGCTGGACCCGGGCAAGCCGCATGAGGGCATTCCACCGCGCTACGAAGGTGATGAGGATTTCCGTCGCCGCATCCAGCTGGGCCCGGAAGGCTTCAGCGTGGCCGGGCCGGAGGGCGCCTACATCTTCCACGCCCTTAGCGCCGACGCCCGCGTGCTCGACGCCAGCGCGACCAGCTCCTCACCCGGTGTGGTGGTGGTTTCGGTGCTGTCGCGCGAAGCCAATGGTGCCGCTTCCCAGGGCCTGCTTGATGCAGTGGAAGCAAAGCTCAGCGCGGCCGACGTGCGCCCGCTGACCGACCACGTGCTGGTGCGGTCGGCGGAGATCGTCAACTACGCGATCAACGCCACGCTCTACACCTTCGCCGGCCCGGACTCGCAGGTGGTACTGGGCGAGGCCCGCACGCGCCTGGACCGCTACATCGCCGAGTCGCATCGCCTGGGCCGCGACGTGACCCGCTCGGGCCTGTTCGCCGCGTTGCATGCCGAGGGTGTGCAGCGCGTGGAGATCGCCAGCCCATTGGCTGATGTAGTGGTAGACCGCACCCAGGCCACTCACTGCAGCACGGTGATCCTGACCCATGGCGGCAACGATGAGTGATCCCACCACGCGCCTGATCAACGCACGCCTGCGCGGTGCGGTCGATGGGCAGAACCTTCAGTTCCGTCATCCGGGTGGCGCCCTGGCTTCCCTGCAGTCGGTGTACCGCACCGACTGGCAGGGGCGCCTGAAGTTGTCGGACACGCCAAGACGCAACCTGCAGCGCTTATCGGCAACCTTCAACGTGCCCCGCTGGACGGGCTACTACGTCAAGCCTGCCAATCTGTCTGCCGGGTCATTCGCGCCTGATGGCAGCCCCAATGCCTTCTCCTTCCCTGCCTCCGATGCGATCGGCGGGCCAGGGCAGCGCTTCACCGGCCTGGTGGACGAAGATGGAAGCGCGTTTCCCGATGGCGCCGTCCGCACCATCAGCGTCTGGCTGCGCGCAACCGAGCCGTGCGTCATCGGCTTCGGCATGCGCACGACCGGCCCAGGCAGGACCCAGCTGCAGGTGGGTACCGAGTGGAGGCGTTACAGCTACACCTACACCGCCACTGCGGATGACCCACCACGCGGCATGAGCATCGTGCTGGATCGGCTGGCAGCCGGGAACTCTGGCCTGAAGCCGGACAGCCGCATCCACGTATGGGGCACACAGGCCGAAGCAGGCCCTGTGGCGACGAGCTACATCCATGCCGTCGCGCAACCCATGACAAGGATCGACTACAGCATGGCCGGCAACGTAGTCACCTTGAACTACCTGCCTCCCCCCGGCGCGATCATCGATGGCGATGCGCTGGTCAGCGTACCTGCTGCCGCACATCTGTTGCCCCCCAACTCCACCCGTAGCGAGCAGGCCCTGGCGCGCGCAGCGGTCACACGCCCGCTGCCGGTGGACATCACCGCACTGTGGGATGCCGACCGCTGCCCGGCCGCGCTGTTGCCCTGGCTGGCCTGGGCACTGTCAGTCGACGAATGGAAGGCCTACTGGCCCGACAAGGTGAAGCGTGCACGCGTGCGCGCGGCAATCGCGATCCAGCGCCGCAAGGGCACGTGGGGCAGCGTGCGCGACGTTGTCGCCGCGTTCGGTGGCTCGATCCTGATCCGCGAATGGTGGGAGATGCAGCCGCAAGGCGCACCTCACACCTTCGAAGCGGTGATGACCATCGCCAACCAGGGCGGCGAGACCGCAACCGCCAAGTTCGTCGACGACGTGATCGGCGAGATCACCCGCACCAAGCCGGTGCGATCGCATTTCACGTTCACCCAGGGCATGCAGGCCAGCGCCGAGATCGGTGCGCTTGCAGGAGCCCGTGGCACCACCTTCCGCCGCATCCAACTGATCGGAGAGTAAACCCCGCATGCGCTTGAAAATCACCGACGCCGGCTTCGCCAAGCTGGTCAATCCCCCCAATACCGGCACCAGTGCCGTACTGATCACCGAGATCGGCCTGACCTCCACGGCGTTCACGCCATCGGCGGGGCTGACTGCACTGCCCGGCGAAATCAAGCGTGTCCTGACGTTCGGTGGCAAGGCCGTTGGCGATGACACACTGCACGTCACGATCCGTGACGACAGCGCCAGTGCCTACAGCCTGCGAGGCTTCGGCCTGTACCTGGGCGACGGCACGCTGTTCGCCACCTTTGGCCAGGCCGATCCGATCATGGAGAAGACTGCGGCCTCGATGCTGTTGCTCTCCACCGATACCCGCTTCAGCGAAGTCGATACCGGGCTGATCGAGTTCGGCAATGCCGAGTTCATCTACCCACCGGCGACCGCCGAGGTGCAGGGCGTGGTGGAGCTGGCCACCTCCACCGAGGCCGAGGAAGGTGCCGACACGCAACGTGCGGTCACCCCGCGCGGGCTGCGTGCGTTCATCGACAAGCGATTGGGCGCCAGCGCACCCACGCAGTTGGTGCGGACGCTGCTGTCGATCGCCACCGAAGCCGCGTTCCGCTCCGCATTGGGGCTGAAATCGGCTGCGCTGAAGGATGAAGGCGCCGACAAGGGCCTGGATGCCGACCTGCTTGACGGCCGACACGGCACGCACTATCTGGATTGGCGCAACATGACCGGCGTGCCGTCCAGCGTGCACGTACCCGGCCAGGTGATCCTGTTCGCCGGTGCCACCGCGCCCAACGGCATGCTGCTGTGCAATGGCGCCGCTGTTCCGCGTGCCAGCTACCCGGCCCTGTTCGCTGCCATCGGCACCCGCTACGGCGCCGGCGATGGCGCAACCACCTTCAACCTGCCGGCAATGCAGGAAGGCACGGTCGTCACCCACACGCTGAATCCCGAAGCGGTCGGCAGCTTCACCCAGGGCGAGGTGATCCGCCATGCCCATAGCGCAAGCACGGCAACGGCAGGCAACCATAGCCACGCCATCTCCGTAGGTGCAGGCGGCGCTCACTCGCATGGCGCCAGCGCCAGCGCGGTCGGTGACCACGCGCACGGTGCGTGGACCGACTCGCAGGGCCATCACGCGCATACCGGCGGTACATCCTGGATCGGCGACCACCAGCATCTCACCGCGTTCGCCGAATCGGGTACCACCTATCCGTGGGGCGCCGACTACAACAATCACGTCGGCTCGCGCGGCAACCTGGACTACGACAACCCCTGGCCCAACACCAGCCCGGCCGGTGGACACGCACACAGCTTTACCACCGACGGCGCAGGCGGCCATGGCCACAACATCGGCATGAACGGCGCCGGCGGCCACTCGCACACCATCTCCATCGCCCAGGTTGGCGACCACGGCCACACCGCCTCGGCCGCTGACGCCGGTGCCCACACCCACGCCATCGTGGTGGAGACCTCCGGTGGCGAACGCAACCTGCCAGCCGGGCTGCGGATGATCTATTGCATCGCTTACTGAGGACATGAACGTGCCCATCGAACCGCGCTTCGCGCACTCCTACGACCCCGACACCCGCGCCTACATGGGCAAGGTCCGTCTGCAGCCCTCCCCCCGACGGCCGCTGGAACCTGCCCGACTACACCGTCGACCTGGCCCCCCGCCAGCCCGCCGGCGAGTACCAGACGCTGCGCCTGGCCGATGATGGCACGCGCTGGGAAGCGGTCGCCGACTTCCGCAACTGCATGCTGTGGGACACCCGCACAGCAATGGCGGTGCCCAATCGCCTCACGCTCGGCGAGCCCCTGCCCAAGGACGTGACGCTCTCCGAACCGTTCCGGCTGGACGGCACCACACCGCAGTACAACGCGTGGAACGCTGGGCGCCGCGAATGGACGCTGCTGCCGGACTACAGCGCACGACCGTTGTGGAACAAGAGCGATGCCAGCTTCGCGACTCCACTGCCGCGTGGCGTCGGGTTGCCGCCCACGGTGACCGATCTGGCACCACCGGCCGATCGCAGCTACCCGATCATCTATGACGACGCCAGCGCGGCCTGGTTGATCGTGGCCGATCCCGCAACACCCACCCCGCAACCGCAGGCGTGACATCAGGCCACGGCTGCAATTAATCCAGCCGCGGCCAGATACGAACATGTACCCATGCGGCGCAGCTCGCGACCGCAGCACCCACCCAACCAAGGAAAAAACAACGCATGGCCGAATTTCTGCATGGCGTGCAGGTCGTCAACATCGATGGTGGTTCCCGCTCGATCGCTGTTGCTTCGACCAGTGTCATCGGCATCGTGGGCACCGCGCCCCGCGCCGACAAGACCGCCTTCCCGTACAACACCCCGGTCCTGGTGACCTCGCGTTCGCAGGCTGCCAAGCTGCTCGCCAACGCCGCTACCGAAGTCGATGACGGCACCCTCCCGGGCCAGCTCGACGCCATCTTCGACCAGTCCAACGCGGTCGTCGTCGTCATCCGCGTGGAAAAGGGCGCGACCGAGAATGACACCCTGGCCAACGTGCTGGGCGGCGTGAATGCTCAGACCGGTGCCTACACCGGCGTGCATGCGCTGCTGGCGTCCAAGTCGGTGGTGGGCATCAAGCCGCGCATCCTGGCGGTACCGGGCTTCACCCACACCCATGAAAAGCGCGACACCGAGCTGCTGGCCAACCCGGTCGTGGCCGAGCTGCTCGGCATCGCCGACAAGCTGCGCGCGGTGATCATCAAGGACGGCCCGAACAGCAACGATGAGGCCGCCAAGAGCACCACCGCCCTGACCGGTTCCAAGCGCGTCTACGTGGTCGACCCGGCGCTGCTGGTGCAGTCCGGTGATGCCATCGTCACCCGCTACGCCTCCGGTGCCGTGGCCGGCGCCATCGCCCGCAGCGACAACGAACGCGGCTGGTGGGCATCGCCGTCGAACCTGGAACTCAACGGCGTGGTTGGTACCGCGCGTGCCATCGACTTCGGCCTGTCCGACGCGACCAGCCGCGCCAACCTGCTGAACCAGTCCAACGTGGCGACCATCATCCGCGAAGGTGGCTTCCGCCTGTGGGGCAACCGCACCGCCAGCAGCGACCAGAAGTGGCAGTTCCTGTGCGTGGTGCGCACCGCCGACATCATCGCCGACAGCCTCGAGGCCGCCCATCTGTGGGCTGTCGACCGCGGCATCAGCAAGACCTACGTCGATGACGTGCGCGAGGGCGTCAATGCCTTCCTGCGCGGCTTGAAGACCCAGGGCGCGATCCTCGGCGGCAACTGCTGGATCGACCCCGATCTGAACGCAGCGGACAGCGTGGCCCAGGGCCGTTTCTACTGGGACTTCGACTTCACCCCGACCTACCCGGGTGAACAGCTGACCTTCCGCATGCACATGAACAACAACTACGTCTCGGAGATCTTCTAAGCATGGCGCGCAACGTCCGCAAGAACTTCAACTTCTACGTCGATGGCAAGGGCTATGCCGGCAACGTGGAATCCTTCACCGCTCCGAAGCTGACGCTGAAGACCGAGGATTTCCAGGCGGGTGGCATGTTCGCCCCGACCGAAATCACCCTGGGCCACGAGAAGCTTGAAGCCGAGGCCGTCCTCATCGCCGATGATCCGGACATCATGGGCAAGTTCCATGTTGTGGAGAGCAAGGAGTATTCCTTCACCGCACGCGAGGCACTCGAATCCAGCGACGGCAGCATCACCGCCGTGGTCCACAACATGCGCGGCAAGGTCAAGGCCATCGATCGTGGCGAGTCCAAGTCCGGCGAGAAGGGCACGGTGAAAATCTCGCTCGCGCTGAACTACTACAAGCTCACCCACGGACCGCTGGTCGTCCAGGAGCTGGACGTGGTCAACATGATCGCCAAGCAGAACGGCGTGGACATGCTGGCCGGCCTGCGCAGCGCCCTGGGCATCTGACCCCGCACGCATCTCCACAGCACCGGGGGCGCCTCGCGCCCCCGCCTTCATCGCGCTCCCTCGATTTCCAGGAACACATCCATGTCCAGCAAGACCAAGACCGCCAACGACCACGTCATCGAACGCGATGGCTATGCCGAAGTCACCCTCACCCGCCCGCGCCAGGTCAATGGCGTGGAGACCGCCGTGCTGCGCATGCGCGAACCCACCGTGGAAGACATGGAGCGGTTCCAGGATGACAAGGGCAGCGATGCACAGCGTGAGGTCCGGATGATCGCCAACCTGTGCGAGATCCCGCCGGACGACCTGCGCAAGCTGCCGCTGCGCGACTACGCCCGCCTGCAGTCGGGGGTCGCGCTTTTTACCACCTGACCCTGCCGCAGATCAGGCAGGGAGTGCTCGCCCTGGCCGGCCATACCGGCTGGGGCCTGCGCGAAATCATGACGCTGCGGGTGTCGAAGTTCATCTGGTGGATACAAGGATTGCCGGTACATGGCGAGTAACGTTCAAACGACAACGATCACGATCGGTGGCTCGATCTCGGGCTCGCTGAAGTCCGCACTGTCCTCCACCGAGGATGGACTGAAGAAGATCGGCAGCGAACTGGACAGGCTGGAGCGCAAGCAGCGCTCCATGAGCAAGGCGAACCCCTCGCTGGTGAAGCTCAAGCAGAACGTTGCCGGGCTGCGCCAGGAGTATGCCAGGCTCTCCAGCGAGGGCGATCGCCTGCGCAAGGTGCAGACCGGCCTGGAGCGCGTCGAGAAGGCGAGCACCGCCAATCTGCGTAGCCGCAAGAAGCTGGGAACCTCCTTCAAGGAGTCACGCACCCTGCTCGGCAGCGCAGTGACCCAGCTGGCCAAGCCGGTCGAGAACGCCTCCAGCTTCGCCCGCCAGAACCAGCAGATCGGCAGCGCAGCGGGCCTGGACAACGGCCAGGTCAAGGCGCTGGGCAGGACAATCCTGGCCGAGACCGGCAACACCAACCAGAAGGCGAATGACCTGCAGCGCGCCATCCGGCTGCTGGTCGACGCCGGCATGGATGCACAGTCGGCGCAGACCAGCCTGCGCGCCATCGGCCGCACCGCCACCGTCACCGGCACCGGGATCGACGACGTCTCCAGCGCCGCCGTTGGCCTGCAGCAGTCATTCGACATCGACCCTGCCAACATGCAGTCGGCGCTGGATGTCCTGGTCGTCAGCAGCCGCCAGGGCGGGCTGGGGCTGAAGGACATGGCCAAGGTAATGCCGGTGCTGGGAACGTCGTTCCAGGCGCTGAAGCTGCAGGGCAACGCCGCAGCGGCCACCATGGGCGCGGCACTGGAAGCCACGCGCAGGTCCGCGGGCGGCGCTGACCAGGCAGCCACCCAGATGAAGGGCTTCATGACATCGATCATGTCGCCCGAGCTCCAGGCCAAGGCCAAGAAGGGATTCGGCCTCGACCTGCGCAAGGTCATCAGCGACGCGCAGAGCAGCGGTGGCAACCCGTTCGACGCTGCGATGCAGGCCATCATCCAGGCCACGGCCGGCGATCAGCAGAAGATCGGCAAGCTGTTCGGCGATGCACAGGCGAAGAACTTCGTCGGCCCGATGATCCAGAACTGGGACCAGTACACCCGGATCCGCGACAAGGCGCTCAATGGCTCTGCCGGAACCACCGATGCGGCTTACGCCAATGCCATGCAGACCGACCCGGAGAAGATCCAGGGCGCGAAGATCGCCGTGGACAACCTGTCCAAGGCCTTTGGTGCGGCGTTGCTGCCCGCGGTCGGCGACGCCGCGGTGAAACTGACCGAACTGCTGAACGGCGTAACCACCTTCGTGACCGAGAATCCGAAGCTGATCGCCAATACCACCAAGGTGGTGGTGGGCATGCTCGCCATGCGCAGCGCGGTACTCGGTGCCCGTTACGCCTGGACGTTCGTGAAGGGTCCGATCCTGGGCGTGCAGAAGGTCTTCCAGCTGTTCCGTGCCGGCAACCTGCTGGCCCAGCTGGGGCGCTTCGGCCCGATGGCCATGCGTATCGCCTCGGTGTTCCGCGTCGTCGCCACCGCAGTGGGGGCCATTGGTGGCGGACCTATCGCGGTAGCTGTGGCCGCGCTCACTGCCGGTGCCCTGCTTGTCCGCAAGTACTGGGAGCCGATCAAGGCCTTCCTCGGCGGTGTATGGGAAGGTCTCAGCAGTGCGGGCACCTCCGCGATGGGAGAACTGGTGAATGCCGTTGCGCCGCTGCGTCCAGCGTGGGAAGCGGTCAGCGCCCTGCTGGGGCAGGCCTGGGACTGGCTGTCGCGGATGCTGGCCCCGGCGCAGTACACCGGAAACGAACTCTCCCGCGTGGGCGAGATCGGCAAGCTGGTGGGCGAAGCACTCATGCTCAACTTCCGCGCCGTCATCCATGTCGCTGGCTTCGTCGCCGAGGTCTTCAGGATGATCGGTGAGGTCATCGGCACCGTGGCCGGATTCATCGTCGTCACCTTCGGCGGCGCCTGGGACTGGGTTGCAGCAAAGGTCAGCAGCGTGATCGACACGATGATGACCAAGATGGCCCCCTTCATGAAGGTGGTGGGCACCATCATGGACAAGGTCGGGGGCGTGCTGGGCACCGCCAAGGACAAGATCGCGTTCGGTGTGAACACCGCGGCCGATGCCTACGGCGCGATACGCGCAAACGGCGGCATACAGCTCCCGCCGGTGATGCTCGCGCCCGCCAGCATGCACAGCGCCAGCGTGCAGCCACGCATGCCGAATGCCTTTGGTACACCGGCCGGGCGTGCCGCACCGGAGATGCCTTCGCCCACACCGCGCAGCGCCACCACGGTGCAGCAGCAGCAGACCAACAACATCACCATCCACCAGCAGCCAGGCGAATCCAGCGAAGCGGTGGCGCGCCGCACGGCCGACGAGCTGCAGCGTCGCAGCGCGGTGACCGCCCGTGGTGGCCTGGCAGACAGGAACTGAGCATGAAACGCGAATTCGTAACCGGCGCAGTGGACAAGCTGCTGTCGCAGTTCAAAGCCAACGACTCCGGCAACGCCCCGGTCCTGCTGATGCTGGGCGGCTTCAAGTTCAGCCTCAACACCGCGGTCTTCCGGGAGATCCAGCAGTCCAACGAGTATCGCTGGCAGGCGCAGGACCGCGTCGGCCAGATGGCGGCCCTGCAGTACACCGGACCGGGCTCGGCCAGCATGACCCTGCCTGGCGTCATCTACTACCAGTTCCGCGGAGCCGGCAATGAGCTCGCACAGCTGCGCAGGCTGGCCGCGCAGGGCACGCCTCATCGACTGCTGACCGGCAAGGGCGGCAACCTGGGCCTGTGGGTCATCGAGAAGATCGATGCCACCGCCAGCGAGTTCACCGCCGACAGCGCGATCCTGAAACAGGAATTCACCCTTTCACTGCGGAAGCACAGCGATGGCACCAACGTATAACACCCGCGACGGCGATGTCGTCGACCGTATCGCGTATGCGCACTATGGCGAGCAGTCGCCGGCCATCCTGCGCGCGGTACTCGACGCCAACCCGGGCCTGGCCGCGCGCGGCCCGGTGCTGCCTGCCGGCGTGGCGATCACCCTGCCGGAGATGCAGCGCCCGGCCAGCGAGCGCAAGGGAGTCGCCCTGTGGGATTGAACATCGCACCGGCCTTCCGCGTGGTGGCCAACAGCCAGGACATCACCGACAAGATCATGGCGCGCTTCAAGTCGCTGCGCATCACCGACGAGACCGGCAACACGTCCGACACGCTGGAACTGCAGCTGGCCGACCATGATCCGTCCGACCCAATCCAGCTGCCACCGGTGGGCGCGGAACTGGAGGCCTTCATCGGCTATGACGGCCAAGTGCGGCGCGTGGGCCTGTACATCTGCGACGAGGTGGAGATCTCCGGCTTTCCCGGCAGCATGACGCTGCGCGCCCGGGCGGCACCGTTCGAGACCAGCAAGGGGGGCAAGAGCGACCTGCAGACGCAGAAGACACGCACCTGGAAGAAGGGCACCACGATCGGCGACATGGTGCGGCGCATGGCCGGCGAACATGGGCTGAACGCAGCGGTGAGCGCATCGCTGGCGTCCATCGTGCTGCCGCTGACGGTGCAGTCGCAGGAGTCGGACATGAACCTGCTGCTGCGCCTGGCCAAACAGCACGATGCCATCGCCAAGCCCGGAGGCGGGCGCCTGGTGTTCGTGAAGCGGGGCGAATCCACCAGCGCCAGCGGCGAGCGCATTCCCGATGTCACCCTTACCCCGGCCGACGGCAGCGACTATCGGGTAACCCTTGCCGCACGCGAAGATGCCGGCACCACCATTGCCTACTACCGCGATGTGCGCGGTGCCAAGCGCCAGGAAGTGAAAGTGGGCAGCGGTGAACCGATCATGCGCCTGCGCATGGCCTATGCCGACCGGGAGAGCGCAGAGGCGGCCGCACGCGCCAAGCATCGCGAGCAGGCACGGCAGACGCGGACGCTCAGCTACACCCTGCCCGGCCGCGAGACACTGATGGCCGAAGCCACCGTGGTGATGCAGGGGTTCCGCGAGGGCGTGGATGGCCAGTGGCTGGTCAAGCGCGCCGAGCACAGCATCGGCAGCGAAGGCTACGTCACCCGCATCGAATGCGAACAACCCAACAGTGCCGACGCGGTGAAGGCGGCCAGCAGTGCCGCGGCCACCGAAGGCGAGCAGGTAGCCAGCGAAGTGTAGATCCACGCCATGCGTGGATGCTTTTTGCACATCAACTCACGTACTGCGCCACCCCATTGCCAAACGACCAGTTCTCCTTCTTCACTTCCACCAGGTTGATGAACACATCCTCGCGGCGGATACCCACCGCCGCGTGCAGGCCCTCGGCGATGCCCGCATACAGCGCCTTCTTCTGCTCCAGCGTGCGCCCTTCGTTCCAGGTGATCTGGATGCAGATGAAGTCGTCGGTGCGGTCCACGCCCAGGTAGCCCGGGTCGTAGATCAGCGTCCCGGCGTCGTGCTGCTGGAAGATCTGGAAGCGATCGTTTTCCGGCACGCCCACCGCGCGCATGGCCTGGTAGATGGCTTCACCCACGCGTTGCAGGTAGTCGGCGGATTTACCTTTGCGAAGATCGATGCGGGCGAGCGGCATGGCGGGGCTCCAGGGCCAGGTAGGACGGTAGTGAGACGAGACTACGCCCGTCGTGAGCGGCGGCACAGCGCATGGATGGAACGTCTGCTTTCATGGATGGCACGTGGGCCCGGCGCCCCGGCGCCGGATGACGTGATTGCCGCTTGGAGCATCTGAGGAGTGCTGCTGCCCCGTTCAGGTGAGGGCGGCGAATTGCGCCATCGGTGATGGGACGCACACGGTGCGAGTGCTTTGCTGCTCAGATCCGGAGACGCTGGCTCATGGAAGGCCTTGTTGCAACTTTCCTCACTGACTTTCGGGTTCGAGCGATTCGATGATCGCCCCGCCAAGGCAGCACACCTTGGTCGGGATTGGCGTCTCGAATAAACGAACAGGCTCACACGATGTTGCGATTTCGATCGCAGCGAAGAGAATGCACCGACTGCCTTCTATGGCGGGCGGTGCGTGGGGATCGCAAGATCCGCCAGGCCTTTTCTCCGTGTGAGCCTTTCTGCCTTGGTACGCCAACCCGCACCGTCCGCCACCTTCATTCCGAAGGTGGCCCTACGCCAGTGAGGGTTTTGCCATGACCAAACGAGCCGCATCGCTTCCACGCCTGTACGCATTGATTGCCGACATCGCCAACCAGGTTCCCGACGACATCGCACGCGAGATCGAATACGCATTGGACGAACAGAACCTGCCCATGCAGTCACCCGCGTTTTTCGCGTGCCTCAATGCCATCAACAACGCCGAGGGCGAGGATGGGCAACCGTGCAGCAGTCTTACCCTTGCCGCGGGCAATCACGCGTCGCTGCGCCGCTCGATGGCAGGACTCACCGCAGTGCTCGATCTGCTGCAGGCCGCCGACCGCGCGCGCAGCGAGGCCGGTCCGGATGAACAGCTGGGCGCCTTCCATACCGATGGGCTGATCGTGGCGGCACGGCAACTGGTGCGCGAAGCCAACCATTGCCTGGAAGGTGGAACCGCCTGAGCGCCTGGGCGCGACGTGGCTACAATCGCGCAGGGAATCGCAGGAGACCGCAATGGACGCCGAACACCTGGAGTACTTCAAGGCCGCCCTGGAAGGCCGCGCAACGGTCGGCTGGAATGTCTGGTTTGCCGCCAACCAGCAGGCGCTCGCCCAGCAGGTGAGCCGCCCTGCCCTGCTGCGGTTGAAGTTCAATCACCTGCATGAAGCCGAGCGCCTGCTGGCCGAAGCCGGCGTCGTTCCGGCCAGCACGGCGGGCAAGCGCTATGAGGTGTACTGCGCGCAGTTGTCAGCAGACGTGGTGGACGAGAACGGTCGTCCGTTGCCTGCGGTGTGGCGTGCAGCGCACGGCGGTGCCATCGGCCTGCTTGCCGATGGCGAACACGAAGCGGGCCGGGCAAAGCTGCTTGCGGAGTTCAGCCGCGCGCGCAAGCGCGGGCTGCAGCAGGCGCATGAATGGTTGAGCGATGTGTGCTTCGAAGGCGAGATGGAGCTGAGCGGCGGCAATGCCGTAGTGGGCCGCAGCCTGCTGGCCGTGGTGGTGCAGGCCGGCAGCGGCTACGACCTGTTGGATGGCGTGGCGATGATGGCCCGCGAACGGCTGGAGGATCCGGGCTGAGACGGAGCCCGCTTCGGCGGGCGCCACGGAACCCCAGGCAACAAAAAAGCCCCCATTGCTGGAGGCCTTTTTCGTTCTGCAACATGGTGGGCGGTACAGGGATCGAACCTGTGACCCTTGCCGTGTGAAGGATGGCATAGGCCCTTGTCGCACAAGTCTTTCGCGCAAAGACCCTTGATTTCCCGTGTCGTTGCGTCCCGCTGAATTTGGCCGCACACTGCAATTTGCACTTACGACGCACTTACGGGACATGGGAACCAAGCTGACGATCCGCGCCGTGGAGCTGGCCCAGCCCAGCGAGAAGCCCTATGAGATCAGCGACAGCGACATGAAGGGCCTGCTGCTGCGGGTGCAGCCCTCTGGCGTGAAGTCCTACATCGTGACCTGGGGGCGCGGGAAGCGGCGAACGCTCGGCAAGCACCCGGTGATGACGCTGGCCGGCGCGCGCGCTGCGGCCCTTGCCGCCCTGTCGGAGGCGTCCCAGCATGGCGCCCCGCTCGCCGTGGTCGCCCCCAAGAGCGAACTCACCGTGGCCGACGCCTGCCGCGACTATGTGACCGCCCTCGAGAAGGACGGACGCAAGACCGCATCGGATGACGCCAAGCGCCGGTTTGAGCGCTGCCTCTACGGCGACAAGCTGGGCAAGGTGCGCCTGAAGGATCTCCACCAGGATCACATCGAGGCTTGGCGCGACCGGGTGGAGAAAGGCGACCTACCGCCGCTGCCAGTGAAGCGCGGCCGGCCACCGGTGGCGAAGCCGCTGGCACGCTCCAGCATCAACCGCATCCGCACGACGCTGGTGGCCGCACTGAACCACGCGGTGGCCCGCCGCAAGGCTTCCCCCGACCTCGCCTTCGAGTGGAACGCCGTGAAGCCGCTGAAGGACGCCGGGCAGCGCCGGGGCCTGTACCTGGAGAGGGAGCAGCGGCGCGCGCTGCTGGAGGCTGCTAAGGGACCGGTGCGCGACCTGATCGAGTGTGTGGCGCTGACTGGCTGCAGGCCGGGCGATCCGTCGCTGTGCCTGCGCTCGGACTATGACGGCCGCACTGCCAGCGTGAGGTTCCGCAGCAAGGACCACGACCGCAAGATACCGCTCTCCCCCGCCGCCACTGCGCTGTTTGACCGCTTGGCCAAGGGGAAGCTGCCCAAGGCGCACTTGTTCACCCAAGACGGGAAGAAGGTGTGGACGCCCACCGACTGGAGCGAGCTTGTTAGGGATGCCGCAGCGCGCGCTGGGCTACCTGCCGGCGTGACGCTCTACACGCTGCGGCACTGCTGGATCACCGATGCCATCGTGGGCGGCATGGACCTGCTAACCGTGGCGAAGCTCGCCGGCACGTCGCTGGCGATGATCGAGAAGCACTACGGCCACCTGGTGCAGGGCGCAGCGCGCGACAAGCTGGCGCAGGTGCAGTTCCTGTAGCGAAACTCAATTTTGAGTTTTGCTGGGGAATCAGGGGTTTGCTGCTGCATTCCCCATCCAGCCGCTGCGATTGAGCTCCAGCAGCCTGTGGCCGCGCGGCGACTCGCCGATACTGATGATGTGCTCGGCCACCTTCAGGATTGAAGGCCAGTTTTCCTCAGCCAGCTGAAAGAGCTGCTCGTGAGTGATTTCGCATTCGCGGCCCTGCTCCAGCGCCTGCATTTCGACGCTGTACTCCACCAGTTCGGCCGCAATGCGATCCGGATAGGTCATTAGCTCCGGCGCATGGAGCAGCATCGTGAGGGCGCTCTTTGCCGGCGTGAAGTCCCACACATCATCAAGCAGCGACGCCAGCGACGCGTAGTAGCTGTTGTCATTGAGCTGGTACTTGGACAGACCGGCATTGAGCGCCCACTCCACCGCCTGGCTGAGGGATCGGTGTTGAGCGCGGGCAAGCAACTCCAGCCCCAGTTTCAGCTTGGGCGGGAGTCGGATGCTGAACTGCTCCAGCTTCTCCTCTGGCGCCTTACGGGGGCGGCCAGGCCGCTTCTTCACGGATGCATTCTTGGTAGCCATAGGGCGGAGTTTCGCAGGTTGAAAAACCTGTTGCAACGGCCAATTGAGCGTGATAGCGTCTCCACAGGTTTCGCAGTGTGCGCAACCTATAAAAACTGGAGATGAGATGAAGGCTCAGAGCGAACGACTCAGCTACACCACCGAAGAGGCATGCGCCGTTACCGGCCTGAACCGCAATGCTCTCTATCGAGCAATGGCAGCAGGCCAGCTCAGCACATTCAAAGTCGGGAAGCGGCGCATGGTCTCGGCGCGCGCGCTGCGGGAGTACATCGAAGCCCGCGAGAAAGAAGCCGCCGCCTAAGGGGCAAGCCATGACCAGGTGCCCTGAAAGAGAAACGGCCCAGCTGGTTCGCACCCAGCTGAGCCGCAGAAGCCACGTCCGTACCCTTGCAAGGAACGACTTGACCATGAAGAAGACTGTACAGCAATCCGCACCCGAAGCAATCGGGCAAACCCCCGATGCACATTCAGAAAACTCTGACGCGCTGGAGCCGGCAGACACCCGATACGACTGGCTGCGCGAGGAATGGCGGCAGAGCAACCACGCTGATCAGTACCGGCTGGAGATGGTTGACCGCGCGCTGTACGCCGCCAGTGGTCTCCAGAGGATTTTGATCCGGGAGCAGCGCGGCCGCGCGCTGCAGGCCGCCGCCCCCGATCAGCTGTCCCATGACCTGCTGGACGAGCCCGAGGCCGAATCAATGTGCGACGCAGTAGCGCTGCTCCTGCACATGGCCATCGACACCCTGGAGCCTCTGCGCAGTGGGGGTGGTCGATGAGCCGCCGATTCGAAGTGATACCCATTGCCTGCGACTGCTGTGGCAAGCCGCTGCTGCCGGTGTTCGGCACGTTCCATCGTGTGGAGCGGGAATTCGGCTGGGCCTCCCTGCCCTACGTGCTGTGCGGTGACTGCGCCCTGCAGCACCGGGGCAACCCGACCGACGCGCGTGTGCACGAGTGGATCCAGCGCCGCGCCGATCGCGCCGGCGCTGATTGGGGCCGCAGTGTCGGTCAGCTGCTGCAGAGTGCCTCCCGGGTGGTGGCCGCACGGGAGCGCATGCGATGAACGTGACCCGGATCACCCCGAGGGCTCAGGTGGAGCGAGATCTCCTGCTCCCAGCACATCTGCGAGAGCAAGGGTTCGGATTTCAAATCGATGCCCTGCTCGGCTATGCGTCAGCGGTCATCAACTGCATCCACCACGCGGGGCCAGATTGCGCGGATGAGCGCGCGCTGGAAGTGGTGCAGATGCTGATCGGATTTGCTCGCGATCTTTCCAAAGAGCGCGACGGCCACGAGCTGGAAGAGAACGTGTGACACGCATGTCCAAGCGGGCAAAGTTCACTGGCCGAGGGAAGGGCCCACCCTTCCTTTCGATCCTCCATGACATATCCGACTCGCCAGAGTTCGGAAGCCTAAGCGCCTGGGCGTGCAAGCTCCTCATCGAGCTTGCACGCCAGTACAGGCCCGGCAGGAACGGTGATCTGAGCATCCCCTGGTCGATGCTCAAGGAGCGTGGCTGGAACAGCAAATCAACGGTGGTCGCGGCCAAGCGAGAGCTACTGGAGGCCGGCTGGATCATCGAGACCCGGAAGGGCACCAACAACGTATGCAGCCTGTACGCGCTCACCTACTACGCCATCGATGAGTCAGACAAGCACCTGGAGCCGCCAACCACTACGCCGCCACACCTTTGGCGAGCAAAACGAAAAGAGGGGTCGCTATGTGTACCGACAGCGAGCAGCAGCAGTGCTTAGAAATTGAGAATCGGGTTCGCTATGCGTACCTACGAGGTCGCTATGTGTACAGACTCGAAGAGGTGTCGGTACACCTACAGACCTCCGGGTTCGCTATGTGTACCAGTCAAGGCTGTTTTGGCCTGTTCCGGGGTCGCTATGTGTACCCCTATCTACATATCTACCAAGCGGGAGCGCAGCGGACGCTTGGCGCTGTTGCTCCTGCGCTGTTGATTCACCGGCTCTCCGCCTCACTGCACCAACGAGCGAAAGGGAACGGGGCGCACCCCATGCGCCCGCTGCACCCGATGCACCACGTTCACCAGTGCAGGACGTTCACCACCACCGCGTGCGCGCTATGCGGCAAACCCATCACCAGTTCAACGACAGGCAGGCCGCGCACCTACTGCAGCTCAGCCTGTCGGCAGAAGGCGTATCGCAATCGCCTGTTGTTACGAAACCCATTGAGCCGCGCGCTGGAAGGCGTATCGTTGCAGTTGTCGGCGATCCGCGATCCCGACACCGCACACTCCGCGATCAGCGATCCGGCAGCGGCCAATGAGTTCACTTGGCAAGCCTGTACCGGAGAATCCCGCGCGTGATCGTTAGCCCCTCCTTCGTCATCGAAAAGTCCCTCGGGCAAGGCCGCTTCGCTGGCCTGGCATGGTCCTTCCTGGACACGCCTGACCGCGAGGGCGACCTCATCCTGCCGTCTGCCCTGGCGCGCGCTGTCGATGCAGCCAAGAGCCGCCCAGAGATCCGCATCGAACACGATCCCGACCAGGTGGCCGGCGTGATCGACGTGATGACCGTTACTGACCGTGGCCTTGAGGTAGAGGGCCAGATCAACACGGCGCAGACCATCGGGCGAAAGGCCTATGACCGTCTCAGTGACCGCTCGTTGGGCGCGCTGAGCATGGGCTTCGTCGGCAGCGCCGAGACCTCAGGCCGCAACCGCGTGTTCACCGAGATCACTGCTATCCCTGAAATCTCCCTGTGCCGCGAGCCGATGAACGCCGGTAGCCGCATCCATGCGGTCAAGAGCTGGGCGCAGGTGGATTCGGAGCGCGCGCTGGAACACCTTCTGCGGGACGTGGGTATGCCCAACCGTCTCGCCCGCAAGTCGGCCGCCATCGTGTGGCCAGCCATTTCCACCGACGACGACGATGCTCGCGCTGAGACGCTCGCACGCCAGCTCGACGCCATCACCCGCTCACTGAGGAGCAACGCATGACCGACGTAATCGAAAAGGCCCTGAAAGATCACAGCGAAGCCCTCAAGGGCTTCCAGAAATCTGTGGACACCAAGCTGGATGAGCAGCGCCAGGAGCTGGACAAGCTGGCCGACAAGGTTTTCAGCATGGAAGAGAAGGGCGTCAAGCTGGCGCCGGGCGCGCGCCGCAAGCAGGAATCGGTGGCCGACGCGATCAGCAAGGCGCTGAAGGATGAGCAGTTCCAGCAGTTCAGTGCCGGCAAGCTGCAAACCAGCGGCAAGCTGGAGCTGGAAATCGGCCTCAAGGCACTGACCTCGTTGCAGGGCTCGCCGGAGACGCCGCCGGCTGGCTTCGACGTGCAGCCCGACGTGATGCCGATCCAGACCCCGGTGCAGCAGCGCCTGCGTGTCCTGGACGTGCTACCGCAGCGCGACACCACCAGCAACAAGGTGGGCTATCCCCTGCTCGACTTCTCCGAGGGTGGCGCTGATTACCAGGAGGGCGAAGGCACCCGCAAGGCTGAGGCCAAGTTCAAGGCCGAGTGGGACGAGGCCAGCATCGCCACCATCGCGGTGCACACCGAAGTTTCCAAGCAGGTGATGGACGACGTGGCCGGCCTGTCTGAAACCATCCAGCTGCTGCTGCGCTACAAGCTGACCAGCAAGAGCGATATCGAGCTCATGTCGGGCGATGGCGCGCAGTTCCACATTAAGGGCCTGCTCACCCAGGCCAATAGCTTCGCAGGCGGCACCGGCAAGCCGGTGGACCGCATTGGCCGCGCCGGCGCCCTGCTCAGCTCACAGGGCTATCAGCCAAACATCGTGTTCGTGAACCCGCTGGACTACTTCGACTTCTCGTCGGAGCGCGCCACTGATGGCCAGTACGTTGCCGGCGGCTGGAGCCGTCCGACCAACAGCCCGATCTACAACCTGACCCCGATCCAGACCATGGCCGTGCCGGTCGGCCAGGCGCTCGTGCTGGACACCAACGTCACCAAGGTGCTGATGCGCGAGCGTCCGTCGATCACCTTCGGCTGGGTCAACGATCAGATGGTGCGCAACCTCATCACCATCCTTGCCGAGCTGCGCCTCGGCCTGCTGGTGCTGGACCGCAAGGGGATGCTCAAGGTCGACCTCACCGCCGCTCCGGCTGGCGGCTGAGGCGACGACGGACAAGCCGTGAGTGTCCGGATCGCTCGAAGAACCACGGCAGTCAGGGCAGCGCGTACTCCCGCGTTGCGGGCGCCTCCGGGTGCATTCCCGCGCTGTGACCTGGCCACCAGCAGCAGCGAACCGAGGTTCGTTCAGGTAGGGGGAGGGCGATTTGTACCAATCGCCCGAGCCTAGACCGACCGTCCCCCCAAGTTCGCGCATCCGCAATTGGAAATACGACCCCTCAGAGGGCATGGAGGAACCGTGGCGAGGGCAAGAACCCCCACAAAGAAGGCGATGGTGTCGGGCGCCGCGCTCAAGGACCCGGCCCGCTACAAGAACAGGTCCGCGCCAGCCAATCCCAACCCGGTTGGCGCTCCCTACAAGGGCATGACGCGCCCCCAGCTCGCCGTCTGGCGCGAATGCGTGGCCAATATGCCGTGGCTCAATGCCGCCCACCGCATCCTGCTGCGGCAGGTCTGCATTCTCGCAGCCAAGATGGAGTCCGGCGAGGAGCTGAGCGTGTCTGCGACGCACGCGCTCAGCGCCATGCTTTCCAAGCTCGGCGCAACGCCGGCTGACGAATCGAAGGTGAACCACGGTTCTGACGACGATGACGGCGGCGAAGAATTCTTCGGCGGCCCATCGGGCAGCCGCCTCAACTGAGGAACAGCAATGTCTACTTCCGCCGCAACCATTGATGTGCAGCTGCGCGCCAACACCGCCGCCTACCGCGCCGGCATGATCGACGCCGCTCGCGTGGCAAATCAGAACCTCGGCCAGATCCGCAGGGAGGCTGCCCAGACGGCTACCTCTATCGCCAACCTAAACAGGGCGGCGGTGGCCTTCGTAGGCTTCCAGTCGATCCGCAGCGGCGTCTCGGCGCTGGTGGATGCTCGGAAGGAATTCGAGGCGATGCAAAACGCTTTGCGTGGCGCGACCGGTTCCACGGCGGTGGCTCAGGATGCCTACGCTTTCGTCGCGGCGACGGCCAAGGATCTCGGCCTCGACCTCAAGACGGCTGCTGACGGGTTCACCCAGCTGACCGCCTCGGCCACACCCAACGGCGTTGCCATGGCGACCCAGCGGGAGCTATTCATCGGCCTGTCGCGCTCGGCCACGGCCATGCACCTGTCCACCGACCAGGTGTCACGCGCGATCACAGCGCTTTCCCAGTCGTTCGGTAAGGGCAAGTTCCAGGCCGAGGAGCTGCGTCAGCAGCTGGGCGAAGCTCTCCCCGGTGTGGTTCCGCGCTTCCAGCAGGCCGTGCTCAAGATGATTGAGGGCACTGACCTGGCGGGGAAGTCATTTGACCAGCTGCTGCAGGGCGGCCTGCTGGACGCCAAGACCTTCACCCCGGCGATGATCCAGGCGCTCAACGAAATGTCCACCGGCTGGCAGGATGCCTCGAAGTCGATCCAGGCCGAGGCCAACCGTGTCGGCAACGCTTGGCGGGACATGAAGAACGAGCTGAGCGAGGGGGCATTCTCGGAGACGGTGGCGGCGGGTCTGCGCGGCACCACGGTGCTGCTGGAGAACATGAACACCATTCTGCCGGTGGCCACCGGCCTGCTGGGATCGTTTGCGGCGGTGAAGCTCGGCGGCCAAGCCATCGAATGGGTTAGAGGCCTCAAGGCAACCCGGCAGGCGATGCTGGAACAAGCGATGGCGGCCGAAACCGCAGCCGCTGCCCAGGTGAGGAAGGCTCGTGCCGACCTCGTTTCTGCCGAGATGGAAGTTCGAAGGGCAGCGGCCTACGGCGGGAGCATCGCCGCCGATGCAAACCGTGTCGCCGCAGCCAGGCAGCTCAAGGTGGCGATGGATGGCCTCTCGAAGGCCCAGCAAGGCGTAGCTGCGACGGCCAGCAGCATGGGGCTCGCTGCGAAGAGCGCGCTCAGCTTCTTAGGGGGGCCTGTCGGCCTGGCGATAATGGTTGGCACCACTGCGGCCAGCTGGCTGGCTTTCAGGAACAACACAGTCGCGGCGGACCGCGCGCTGGTCGAATTCAACGGCACCGCCGCCGAAGCCATTGATAAGTTCCGTGAGCTGAACCGCCAGCAGCAGGCCGGCGAGATCCTGCGCCTGCAGAAGGAGATGAAGTCGAACTATGACGGCATCGCCAGTGCACTCCAGGCGATGAACGCCGCAGCTTCCAACTTCGCCACGGCCGACAAGGCTTCGTCCTTCATCGGGTCCACGACCGCGCTGCGGCAGCAGCTGCAGGCCGGCAAGATCACCGCCGACGAATTCTCGGCCAGCTTGGAGCAATCATGGAAGGCCATGATCGCGGGTTCCCCTGCTGCCAAACAGGTCTCCGGAGACCTTACCCAGCAGACCGCCACTGCTGCGAGCCTGGCAGTCGAGTACCAGCGCCAGAGCGGGCTGCTGGACCAGTTCACCGCTAAGCAGGAGACCGGCGCCGCCGCTGCCCGCGACCATGCCAATGCCCTCACCGGCATGGGCAATGCTGCCAGCACCGCAAGCCAGAAGATCCGCGAAGCGATCTCCACCCTGCCCGGGCAGATCGAGCGCATCGGCAAGAGCGCGCGCCAGGTAGCCGCGCTGGACGTGCGCGATTGGCTGCGCGCGGAGGCCAAGGGTGGCGTGGATTTCAGCAACACGGCAGATCCAGACGTGCAGGAGAAGATCCGCACTGGCGCCGAGTACATCCGCCTGTCGATGAAGAAGGCAGAGGCGGAGAAGGCATGGAAGGAAGAGCAGAAGGCCAGTACCGCGGCGACGCGCGCCGGCATCGCCGCCGACAAGGCGCAGGAGAACCAGTACGCCTCGATCTCCGACCGCATCCAGCGGCAGATTGCCCTGGACAAAGAGCAGCTCGGGATGACGGAGAACATGACGGCTGCAGAGCGGTTGCGTGTGACGATCCTGGCCGAGCTTGGCTCGACCAAGAGCAAGATCAGCGCCGAGGAAGAGCGCAACACGCGGGCGATGCTGGAAAACATGGTGGCCCAGGGGCGCCAGGTTGCCAACATGGAGGCGGCTCGTAAGGCAGGACGGGACATGCTCGTCCTGCAGAAGGAGCTGGGCGAGGCCGCCGCCACCCAGCGCCAGGGCAACGCCATCGACCTGGCCGGCATCGGCACTGGCAGCGAGCAGATGGAGCAAATGCGCCGGCAGCTGCAGCTCAAGGAAGACTACGACCGACGCCTGTCCGCCCTCAACGACCGTAACGCCGTCGCCAACAACGGCAATGGCTACACCAGCAAGCAATACGCGCGACAGCTGGCCGAGCTGGACAAGTACCACAAGGAGGCACTGCAGCGGGAGGCGCAGTATCAGGCGGATCGCCAGAGTTCGATCACCAATTGGTCGTTGGGTGCCTACCGTGCGTTTGAGGACTATCGTTCCCATGCGGCCAATGCGGCCGAGCTGAGCAATCAGGCGTTCACCAACGCATTCCAGGGAATGGAGGATGCGCTGGTCAACTTCGCCATGACCGGCAAGCTGAGTTTCAGCCAGCTGGCCAACTCGATCATTGCGGACTTGGCTCGTATTGCGGCCAAGCAGGCCATGTCAGCGCTGTTCAGCGCTGGATTCAACGCCTTCGCAGGCCCGGTTGGTCCCGTGCAACGAGAGAAGATCATTCCGGGCTTCGACGGCGGCGGCTACACCGGCAACGGCGGGCGGCTGGAGCCAGCCGGCATCGTCCACAAGGGTGAAGGTGTGCTCAGCCAGGACGACATGCGCGCGCTGGGCGGGCCTTCGGCCTTCCACGCTCTGCGTGCCTCGCTGCGGCGCGGCTACGACACAGGTGGAATCGGTGGGCAGGTTCCGGCACGCGTGGCGCTGAGCGGGCGCGGCAGCGGCCAGGGCGACCTGATCGTGGAGATCAACAACAGCACCAGCGGCAGGGTGCAGGCGCGGGAGCAGCGGCAGACAGCGCCGGATGGTTCAGAGATCCGCAAACTCATCATCGACGTGGTTGCAGATGACATTGCCAACGGTGGCATGGTGAGCATGGCTGGGCGCGCGCGGCACGGGTGGCCGGATGCAGTGGGCTGAGCGCAAATAACCGGAAAGAAGGTGATTTAAAGGTGGGGCTCACGCACCTTTGCACACTCTCCCCCAAAGGGCTGGCAGGACAAACCTCAAAATTGAGTTTTGCCGATTCGAGGCGGCTAGCAGCAGGACGGCAGCGACCAGCAACAGCACAGCGCTACGGACTTCGCTCGATGGGAAATGAGCGAACACGCGCACCCCACAAGAAGTTTATAGACACTTATAAAATAAATATAAACTTGCGCCACAACGGGAAGCCTGCGATTATCCAAACTCCCCATAGAGTTAATCAAATATGACCGTCTCTGTCGTTGTACATAATGTAGTAAATGACAAGCATCGCAAGCGATTCATGGATGCTTTCTTTGAAAAGATCGCTGGTGGCGATGACTTTGAAGTTATCTCTGACAACATCGTGTTCGCAAGGCACGACTGCAGTAGCGCAGAGCTGTTCCGGCACTTGAAAGCATCCGGCTTCGATACGCGCGATGGATCCGGCCTGCATCTCATGGTTGCCGAGCTCAGCGGCACTAACGTGAGTTGGTCCGCCGATGGAGCTACGTCGGGGTGGCTCGACAGGCACCTCAACGACATCTGA